TAATCGGGCTCGTTAGAAATGCGAACAAACCGCCAACTACTTTTAATTTTCCGCCTAGTTTCGTCAGAAACGGCAATAACGGCGCAATGGACATCATAAACAAGCCAATTCCGGCGGCAACCGTTCCCACAACGGCAATAAATCCAGTCAGCGTCGCAAGCACTAACGCCGCAACCGATATAAACTTTTGCAATTTTGGCGGTGCATTATTAAACGCCTCAATCAGCTTGGTTATCCATTCTACCGACCGCTGAATGATCGGCGATAAATGGTCGCCGATGATAATTCGCATCGTTTCAAACGCACCGTTCATTTGCTCGATGGCTCCGCCAAGTCCGCCCATCATCTTTTTGGCCGCTTCCGCTGACGCTCCTGCGGAATTTTCGAGCGACTCCGTCATGGCGTCGATTTTGTCTGGTCCGGCATTCATCAATGCCAAGAATCCACTAGCGGCTTCTGTCCCAACGATTGACGCGAGTGTCTGCAATTTCTGGGCTTCAGTTTGACCTTCCATTGCCGTTTGCAGTTCGCGGATGATTCCAGCTAAACCTAAAAACTTTCCGTTTGCGTCGGTCACTTCAATTCCCATTGACTTCATCATTTTTGCGGTTTTTTCCGCTGGTTTCAGCAGTTGAACTAAACCGCCGCGTAGTGTTGTTCCCGCCTGTTCTCCGCGAATGCCTACATCGGCCATTATTCCTGTCGCCGCCGCCAGTTCCTCGATTGATACGCCTAGCGAACTGACAACTGGCGCTGCATGTTTGAATGCATATGACATATCCACGATACCTGCCGCCGAATCGTTTGCGGTCTGTGCGAGTATGTCCGCAACCCGGGAGGCTTCACCTGCCTCCAAGCCAAATGCATTCAATGCGCTTGATACCGTATCCGCCGTCAACGCCAAGTCCTCGCCTGACGCTTCGGCAGCGGCAATAACGCCCGGCATAGCCGCAATAATTTGATTCACATCATAGCCCTTCGCGGCCATCTCCGACATCGCAACCGCAACTTCCTGCGCCGACTTGGTCGTTTTTGCTCCAAGATCAAGCGCAGATTGTTTTAGTGCGTCAAATTCTTTTTCTGTCGCCCCTGCAATCGTCGCCGCACGTCGCATGGCACTGTCAAAGTCGACTGAAGTCTGTACCGCTTGTTTCAACGGCACGGTAATTCCGGCTGCAATTGCGCCAAATGAAAGCGCAATTCCTCCGCCAATGTCGCGCATATTTTTACCGAAACCTTCCATACGACTGCTAAAACTTTGAACCTCTTTACCAGCCTTTGCCATTCCGTTGCTTAGATCGCTTATATCAGCGCCAACCTTGACGAGAATGTTTTCTTCCACCGTCTCACCCCTTCCGTTCGACCGTTAGCGTTGCAAGCCAGTCGTTCATTTCGTCGACTTCTTTGCGTTGCTCCTCGATTGTTTTATGGTCAACTTGTTCGCCGTCTTTTGGCCGCTTGAACAATTCCGACTTTTTCAGCCGTTTTGCGTGATATGCCGCACGGTTCCACATCGCTTGAGTCGCCATCAATTCATACTCGTCAAAACGACGTTCATTCTCCGCTTGCATGAGAATCGCAAACTCGCGCGGTGTCAGCGATTCTATCTCATGCGGTGTGAGGCGGAGATACCGCCAGCCGTCCGCAATTGCTATGTCGCAATCCTCTGTTAAGCCATAAGCGTTTCGAGTGCTTTCTTGGCTTGCGGATTGTCCTTCAACAGCTTGTCGACGGTTTTCTTGTAGAAAAAACTGTTAACTACGACTTCGTTGCAAATTTTCGTGACAGAATCTTGGTCAAGTTTTTTCGCCTCAAATAGCTGTTCAATCGCTGTTTCGATGTCTTTTAATGCGAAATTTTCGCCGGTATGCAAAAGCGCAGCATGAACGATGTTCACAAACGCATCAAGGTCGCCCATAATTGCCTTACCAATGAGCGCATAAGCACCGCCCTCATACAGTCCGTTCAAGTGCCTTACGGCTTTAAAAGTTAATTTCAATTCGTATTCTTTTCCGTTTACTTCAAATGTTGCCATTCTGTAATTCCCCCGTTTCATAAATTAAGCGGGCAAAGTCGCCCGCCTGAATTAAATTTCGTCTGCGCCCTCCGGCACCGTCGTCAATGTTTCCTCGGTCGTGTTGCCGACCAATGACGCTTCGAACGAATATGTTGCGTTGTCATCGCCCGGATACTCGACTTCAAAACTCGAAATCATATACTTGCCAACTTTCGCCTTCATGGTGTTCACGTTGATTTCAAGGATTTCCGGGTATTCGGCGTTATCAATTGCGTTTTCTAGCGCCTGCAATGCAGGGTCGTCCGCGGACATAAGTCCCTCAAAACTGATTGTTTCCGTCTTGAGTCCGTAAGCACTTCCGCTAATATCCTTTGTGCTGACGTCAACTTCGTCGCGTTCCTTTGACCGACTGCCACTAGTCTGATAAAGGACACGTAGCGTGGTTGACGTACCGCCTTCGGCCGGCACACGCACGGCATAAACAATGTCTTTCCCCTTTAAAATTGCCATTCAGTTCGCCCCTTTGTTCGTTATTTATAAAGTGTCACCTCAACCGTTACATCGAGATAAACGCGGTGATTGTTTGTCTGGTTCGCCAAGTCGTCGTTTGTCATTGGCGTAATTCGTTCAACGTTCGCAACAAAAAAGCCAACCGCGGGAAGTCCGGATTGACTCGTATCTAATAACGGTATTTGATTGAATGTAAGCGCCTGCTTGATTTCGTCGGGCAGCTTCGCTTTTTGGGTGCTTGAACTTGCATAAACGCCGACTTGAAAGCGATAAGTTGACTCGGCAACCTCGCGCATTTTGTCGAGTGTAGCATGTTGCGTTTGTAAGTCCTCAATCGTCAAAAACGGCTTGGTTGTCGGCAATTTAACGCCGTCGTAAATCCAAACGCAACTTAGGCCAGTTTGTTGCTCCAAAAACGTTTTGAGTGACGCTTGTATGTCGTATAAATTCGCCATACTGTCACCCCTTTGTCAATCGACGTTTAACCGCGTCAACATAATCATTTTCGTTATTCCAGATTGCCCTACGCACGAACGCTTTTTTCGTTTTATGCTCGTACTCTTGTCGTGTGGCATACGGTTTATCCGACCCCCATTGCCACGTATGCGGTTCGTTGGACTGCTGTGGCGACGACGCGAGCGAGTTCTTCAATCCGCCTGTTTTGACCGGTGCATTGTCCGCTGCTTCGCTTGCCATTTTACGCGCATATGTTTCGGTGATTTTGTTGACGTCGGCTTGCGCTTGTTTTCCGCCAACTTGGTCAAACATTTTCAGCACGTCGCCCAGTCCGTCCACTTTTACGTTAAAATTCGTCATCAGCTTATCAACCTCGCCAATATTTCAAACCGATTTCGCACGCCGATTCCCTTTTTGTCCATCGCTAATATTTCGTAGTTTTTACCGTCGTACACGATAGACGTGATTTTGTCGGCAATATTGGCGACTTGTTCAAGCGAAATAGAAATAGTCAAGTCGCCCGTTTGAACGATAATTCCGCCGATAATTTCGCGGTCAACGCCCGTACTGATTACAGAACTTATTTCGGTGACTACCGCGTCAACTTGGCGTGTGACTTCCAAGCTGCCAACTGGCTCGCCAGTGAACGGGTCGCGCTCGGTGACGTCCGTATATTTTACGATGATTGGTGACGTGCGATTGGCGACTATTTCACTGCGAGACTGGCGCATAAACTCGATGTCGTAATCGTTTAGCATGCGTTAGTCACCTCCTATAAGTATTCCGTCTTTAGGACCGGAACTATATAACTACTGCACTGGGGATGTGGCGAATAAATTTCCGAGTCGGTCGGCTTGAAAATTCCGCGTCCCTTGCCATACCTATCTTCATGTGCCAATATATAGCACTTATGCTGTTTATGTCGCGGATGTCGACTGCCATTTTCGACGATTCGCACCCAGTCCGCAACCTCGCTACGATCGATACTCATGGCGTTCGCTGTTCGATATGCTGTATTGGATTCCGTCACGACCAGCCGTTTAATCATCCACGTTTGATTATCGTAGACTTTTCGCACGTTTCTCACCATCGTGCCAACCGATTCACCCTTGATTATATCCGAGCGAAGTTGCGTTCCGATGGCGTCGCGAATTACTCCCGATGTTGACCAAATGCGGTCAGACAGTACTAAGCCATCGTCGCCAAACCGCGAAGCAACGTAGTCAATGACGTTTTGGTTGAGCGACACAGTAACAAGTGCCATGCCGACAATTTTTTCAACGGCTGCATTCGCATGCTCGACGGCAAATTCCGCCGATTCTTCGAGTATGTCGTTTAACACGTCCGTACTGTACTGACGCATGGACTTTTCGACCGTTTCTAGTTCGCGCAATAACCGCAAGAGTCGTGACCGTTTAATCATGCCGTCGTCTCCTGCATAATCGGCGAGCATGTCGGCAATTTCACCGCGAATACGACCGATTTCGCGAATGGCAAAATCAACTTGCTTGGTGGTTAGTTTACCGTGTTCAGCGGCAATCCGTTTGAAAATCGCGTCTAGTTCGTCTTGCTTGCTCATCGCTTATCCGCCCTCGCTACATGCGATTGACTAGCACCGTTGCCCCGCCGATACTTTCGATATTGTTTGCGTGCGTCCTTCGCTAGTTGCATGTAGTTTCCGAATATAGTCGTCTTATCGACCGATTCTTCGCCGTCCGTGTATTTGAAGAATCTTGCTGCGTTTCCGGCAATGGATTCATACGCGATTGCCAAAGCCAAATATAGAACAGCATTGCCGTTTTCTTCTTCCGTAATACCTGATTCCGCCACCGATTCGTCAGTCCACGCCGTAATGTCGGCGTCTGTGACGCCCGGTACGCTTTTGAGTCGTTCTTTGAGTCGTTCAGACACCGACATTCGGCGTCACCTCCGTTATTTTTTCGGTTTTGCCGACTTTGTTTCTTTATGCACCGGCTTTGGTTCCGGTTTATCTAAGCGTTCAATAAACGGCTTAGCGCAGTCTAGTACTGCGATTTCTTTTTCGTTATTCGTCTCATAAATACCCATCGAATTAAATTGTATGCGTATGCCCGGTCGAATTAATTCGTAATTGGGCAACGTTTTATATTTTGTCAAAAATTACCACTCCCTCTAACATTAATCTTCAGGAATGACTGGACTAATGTTGTTTAATACTGCGATTGATTCTTTTGCGTTTTTAATTTCGAATCCAAGTTCCGCACGAATTACACGGCTTACATAGTCGCCACCCGGTAAAGTTGCGTCCTCATCATAAGTCGGAGTAAGATAGCGAGTCTTAATTTTACTAGTATCAAGCAATAAAGCACGGTTCTTAGGCATGTTCAAATCGACAACAACATTCGTAATTGCTCCGCCGGGAAGGTCAGAAACGAACGAGAAAATTTGGTAACCTACTGCGTCATCTTGACGAGTAGTTTGAATAGTATTTCCACCAAGTTTTGTGATTTGACGAGCGACGTTAGGTGCACAAAGAATCGTGTTGACTGTACCTCCACGTGCATAAACAGCTTCAACTGCGTCGTTTAACCCTTTAGCGGAAATTATGGTGTTGCCAAAATCACGCACAAAGGAGCCTTGTTCATTTGCGAAAGCAAACAATCCACCAGTTGTCCGAGGTTGAGTTTGAGAACCTGCATATTTACGCCCGTAAATTAAGGCGTTATTCATTTCGCGGATCATTTCTTGTAGTCGTAGGTTTACTTGGTAATTTAATTCGTCCTCGACACCATAAGTTTGAATTGCTTGTTGCGTACGAGAAACGGAAGCATAACGACTAAAAATTTGCGAGTAGTTGAAGGACACTAACCGGTCATTGATTTCGTTTTTGCGGAACGTATCCTCACCTTCCGGACGCGGCCGAGAAATGATTTTCAATTCTGCCCCTGCCGTAATGCCTTCCGGAGTTGTGGCGTCAAATCCACGGGTAACCGAGATTTTGTTCGCGGCTTCGTCAACAGCAGTAACCTGCAAAACCTCTAGTCCATTTTGTACTAACGCATTAACCGCAAATTTACGGGCATCCCCATCTGCTAATTCGATAGTTGTTGTAGCTTCGTCAGCTTCTGTTTTTACAACTGCGGTATCACTGTTTAAATAGTCGTTCATCCATTCAAACTTTGTTTGTGTGAGTGCGTCACCTTGTCCGACTAACCCAAATAAAACTGGTGCTTTTGTTAAAATTACGTCTACATTCGCCTGTAATTGGCGCACTTGGTCCTTAAAATCATAAGATAATGCTGGCATTAAAAATTCCCCCTAATTAGTTTTTACGTTGCTTTAATGCTAGAATTTCGTTATATAGTTGCGTAACTTTGCCTAATAAGCGCGGGTTACGTGCCGCCTGTTGTTTAATTTCTTCAAGTTCTTTTTCTTTCGCCGACAATTCGCTGACACTTGGATTTTTCGGCGGATTTCCGCCACCGACAGCGTCCACGCCGATTACCTGCTTAAACATCCAAGGCTTTGCCTCCTTTAGTGCCTTGACCGCTTCATCAACGCCCTTGACGTTGCCATCGTCGTCAATTTCAATACCCGACTTATCAATCAGTGCAAGTACATCGTTCGGGTCATTTGCGTTTAGTACGCGAGCAACCGACCGAATTTCCGTGTTGATGATTCGTTGTTGTGCAGATTCTTGTGCCTTTTTAACTTGCTCTGCCGCCTCTTGTGCTTTTTTCTCGGCTTCCTCTTTTTCGGCTTTCAAGCGTTCGGCTTCGGTCATTTCAGCTTTTCGCCTTTCTTCTTCCGCCTTTTCAAGCGCCTCTAAGCGTTTTAATTTTTCGTCGAGTTCTGCCTGTTTCTTGCGTTCACGTTCGAGTCTTTTGGCGATAATTTCGTCAAGTTCGGCTTGCGTGAACGTTTTTTCGCTGACTTCTTTCGGTTTATTTTCCGGTTCCTCAACCGTGGTTTCTTTGTTTTCTTTTACTTCAACTTCGTCATTTTCAGCAAAAAATTGTAGATTCATTTTGTGACGTAATGGCTGTTTCAAAATATCTTGCAGTGTTTTTGCTCCCATGATATTCCTCCCGTTTTCAGCCCGTCGGCTTTTTGTTTTCCGGTGCTTTTTTCGACTTCACGTATCGGTCAGTAAATTATTCAGCGCCACTATATGGGTCGCTCATTGTCCGCATTAAGTTGCGTTCAGAAATAATCTCCATCAATTTTGCCTCGGCGTTTTCCTTGCCGCTTCGTGTGATTGCGCCTTTTATTGATTCCATGTTTGACGCGATTTCTTCGCTAAGTTGGTTTACTAACGCTAGTTGGTCCTTAGGTAGCGGTAAACCAAAAATAATTTCGCTGTAGTAATAGTTATCAACTTGCGAAAGCAACTCTTTATCGTACTTAAACCGCGGATGATCTTGGCGTGCCTTCATGTAGCGAAGTATATATTCATTCAACGTTTGCAAGCGAGACTGCCAAATAACCCACGCCCGTTGCGTTTTTGAAATGATAGCGGAAAATAATAGTTGCAACGCCATATCATTGATACCGCCAGTCCGCATATCCGCTGTATTTACGATTGGTACTTCACTTACTTCGTGTAACTCCGCGTACGCCCTGTCGAGGTAGCTTTCGATTGTCTCACGGAATTTAAACCCACTTTCCAACTTCTTGGCGCTCGGCTCTCCGTTTTCGTTACCGTCGCCTAAGTTCCATTTTGCCGACGGGCTGATTTTCAGCGGATTTTTCGGGTCTTCGTCGACGTTGGTTAGTAGCGTTATGGCGAACATTTCGAACCGCAGGGCGTCCGAATAATCGCTTAACTTGCGGTCAATCTCGTCATTCACTTGAATCATCTTTTCAAGTTCCGATTGTCCCTCGGTTTCTCCTGACAGCCTGTCGGTCGGCACGTGCACAACCGGAATAAAGTCAAGCCCCATTGATTGGCGTGGCACACGCTGTTCAATGATGTTGAATTCTTCGTCGTATACCGCCTCTTCCAACTCGCAGTCATATATACCAGCGTCCTCGTGCCATATTAGAAAGTATGATAGTTTCCATAGTCGCGTTTTGTCGGGATCGATATACGCAATAAAGTGAACCTCGCTCAACTCGTCGACGTCCCAATCGTTATGAATCGCGATAACTTCGGTCGACGGGTGCCAAAAAATACGGATTTCACCGCGACGTGTGTCGTAGTGTAGCCTTGCATAAACGCCTGTTTTCGATATTGCTCGGTCTTTAGCGGCGGCAAGTAATTTTTCGTGCATGCGGTTGTCATCCCAAACCCACTGCAACAAACGTTCTTTCGCTTTGGCACGGCTGTTTTCTGCTTGTTGTTCGGCGCTTGGCGCGTAATTTGGTTGTGCCATCAATGCGGGGTCGTCAATAATATCAGGCGGCACGGTGACTTTCGGCTCTTTCTCAAACTGCCACGCCGCGATTGTATCAATTAATTTTCGCAGGCGGTTGATAGCCAGCTGCGTTGGCTCATAATCAAGTTCCGGCGGCTTGGAGTAGTCAGTC